CTGAGGAATTCTCTAAGCTGAGCCGGATCGTCTGGCGTCTCGCCCGCAATACCGTCAAACATGTTCTGGTCAATTAGACCTTGCCTGAGCAGGCTTTGAGCAACCGAAAGAACCATGGGTTTGTTAAGGTCGGGGCGATCCTTGACAGACGCAATGCCCTGAATCAGGCCAGTTCTTTGTTTGGTCAACGTGTCAAACTTTTTAGCATCGGTGTCAGCCGCATCCTTCTTTGCAGCGGCACTGGCCTTAGCGATCTCGGAACGCGACTTTTCTTCTCCTATGGCCGCCGCTGGATCTCGCCTGTATAACTCATCAAGGTAGCCCGGACTGTTGCGATCAGCGGTAGCCATGAAGTTACGCAACTCGTTTTGCTGTACACGCTTAGTTTGCATGTCGTCAAAAGCGGCCTGATCCTGCGCCATCTTCAATTTACGAGCAAGGCGGTTTTCCGAGGTCTCAATCTGAGGTGGTGCGATACCTTGAGCGATAATTTCATTGATTCCCATTACTTGCTCCAGTATTAACCAAACATGCCACCAAGGCCATTGAGCACACCACCAAGCATTTGATTATTGTTCTTGGCTTTAGCAATGTAACCGGATGCTCTAGCTTCCCCGGCACCCAGTTGATTGGCACTAACTTGTCTGGCTGCTCCAGTAATGTTGTTTGCACCAGCCTGACCGTAAGCTCCGGCTTGTCCGCCCAACACTTGACCAGCCTGACCTTGCGCACTGGTTGCGGTTTGGGCTAACCCTGCCAATGACTGCAATGGCTGCAGTAAGTTGTTACGCTCATCCTGGAAGCGACCATACGCACGGTTGTAGGCGTTACCGTACTCTTGACTCGCCATGCCTTGTGAGTAGTTAGTTAAATCCTTGGCCGCACGACCGGAGAACAGCCCACCGCGGGCCGCTGCGCTACGCTCCAGAGCCTTCTGCCCTTGCTCCAGTCGGAATTGGTAACCCGGGTCCATCTTGATATCACGCTCTTGGAATTTGGCGTTTGCGGAACCGTAACCGGCTGCATTACGGTTGTTACTCAAACCAAGCACGTTAAGTAACTGATTTTGGCCAGCTAGACCCGCTTGGCGGATCGGTTCCTGCCTAGCGATGTCTTGGTTGTACAGGCTAACCTGGCGGTTAAACATCTTTTCTTGCAGGGCATTAGACTCCCGCGCGGCCTGCAGACTCGTCTCGCTCGCCCTGTCTGACGCAGCGACCTGTGCATTTGTGGCGTTTTTTACACCGCGATTCCCAATGACCGCACCAGCAATTGATCCTACGATGGAACCCATGTGGTCTACCCCTTAATCAATAGTTGAATTGTACACGTAACAGCAAAATTTGTGATATTCATCACGGATCACGCCGCCCTATATGTAACACTGGCCCGGATAACTGATCCAGATAGTTCCGCATTTGACATCGCTGCGCCGCCTGCAGCCCTTCTAGGATTTAGCACCGCAGCCGCAGACGGCATTAATAACGTAGGGGTAATTGCCGCCGTAGTGTACGAGCAAGCACCTCCAGCAGTGTTACCCGTAGCTGACGCAAACGGCAGACCTCCTATCGACGCGTCCACTCCACTGGCGGTAGCTGGGTAGGTTAGGGTGAACGCAACATGCACGATGTTGCCAATTTTTGTGTACACACCTTCCACGGCCGTAAACGATAGTGCAGCACCACTCACGTCGCTAGGCGTCCAAGTACCCTCTTCGTAGTCGTCCAGGGTGTTGACGTCAGCGACCGCTACGGCGGTGGCGGGAAAGGCGATGCCACTGGTAGCAACTGTCGCTCCACCCACCGCTATGCCGGAAGTTGCCGCCAGGCTGGTTCCCGTGGCTGCACCAATATTGGGCGTGGTCAATGTCGGGCTTGTCTGCATAACAAATGTTGACCCCGTACCAGTCTGAGCTGCGACCGCTGTCGCGTTGCCAGTTGACGTAATTGGTCCGGTCAAGTTGGCATTTGTGACAACAGTTGTCGCATTGCCTACAGAAGTGACCATTCCTGTCAGGTTGGCATTTGTGACAACAGTCGTCGCATTTCCGACAGATGTGACCATTCCTGTCAGGTTGGCGTTGGTTGTGACATTTCCTGCCGTCAGCCCCGATGCAGTTCCTGTCAACCCTGTACCGGCACCAGCAAAACTTGTCGATGTTGTAACACCTGTAACAGTCAGCCCAGTAGACAGCATACTAAGCACGTTTGCACCGTTGACCGAGAAACCGACATTATTTGTACCAATGCGGTAGAACCCCGTGCTGGTGTTAGGTCCCCAGTACACACTAGGTAGGGCAACTGTGCCGTCAGACAGTTTAAGTGTGCCGCCAATCGTGGCGTTGCCGGATAATGTCAGGCTGGTGAAGTCGAAGTTACCTGACGCACCCCCCACGCGAGTGAACAACGTCTGGAGCGATTTGTAGGCCTCGGTGGTCAGGATGCCGTTAGCGTCCGTGAAACGCACACGAGCTGGGAACAGCGAGAGTATCTGCGTAGCCATCAGCTCGTACCCTTGTCGACATCAACCACGGCGCCAACCAGTGCGAACTTGACTGGGTCGGTCATGGACACTTCCCACACGCGGTTGCGGCCAGCGCCCAATCGGTTGTACTTGCAGCGGCCCGAGTAGTCGCCAATCGCGCCCAGTGAGCCGTCTCTCAAGTCGCTCCACGACTGACCACCGTCGTTGCTGTAACGCATCATAAGCTTAGGATCGCTACCCTGACCAAGGGTGAGACCAACACCAGTCTGCATGTCAACCTGGAGCCAGTTGTAGAACACACGCTCCTGCACCTCAGCCTGAGCCTGTGTCGCCCGCAGTCTTAGGATGGGGTCGCCGTCATCGCTGTAGTAGTTCAGGTCGAGCTCGTACAGCCTGCCGTCTTCGAAGTCGCCCACCAAATGCTTGCCGTTGAGCACGCAGTGGCAAGACGCCCTCCAGCGAGTCAGTGTGCCGTTGAGCGGGTCTCTGTATGAGCGCTCATGCCAGCCGCCAGTGGCAGCGTCATACACCCAGGTCTTACCCTCGGTTGGGAACGTGAGCACGTAAAACGCATGTCCCTCTTGGTTGTACGTGAACGCCTGCGCATCAGTCACAACGGAGTAGCCAGCAATGGCGCTCTCTAAGGCGTGGGTGCTGACTCTTGATGGGTTGTAACCATCAGCGCGCCACACGACACCGTAGCCCCTGTCGTCACCGCCCAACCAGAATATCGTGTTGTCAAGCTTCTTGATTGTTCTGTGGGCAATGCAGCCGTGCTCGACGAAGGCGTTGGCTGAGCGGGCGAACGGTGGCGATCCCTCACCCGTGCTGACCCAGATCTCAGCCGAGTTGGAGCCGAACAGCCACAGCTCACGGTGGTCGACGATCAGGCCCACAGCAGTGTCAGGTGACCCCTCCGAGCTGGCGAAGTCTGTGCCGTCCCAGAGCCCACCATCGAGCAGCTCCGAGGTATAGAACTGTTGCGTGCCGTTGCCGTTAACGATGAAGTAGCCGTCCATGTAGTCGGCGTTAGTGACGCCGTTGGGGAAGTCGACATCTGAGATACGCGTCACTGTTTGAGCGCTGATGTCAACCACGTAACCGAAAAGTCCGTCCACGATGAGCAGTTGGGTGCCGTTGGACGCAATACCCACCAGGCCGCTGGTTGTGCCCAGAAAGCCAGTCTGTTCCCTGATTGTGTAGTCGGGGCTTATGCGGTACACCTTGTCGCCATACACCACCCACGCGCGGGTGCCGACGGTTATCATGCCGCGACAGCCTGGGGTTGGTAAGGTAGTTGCCCTCTTGAGCCCAGGAGTGCCGTACAGCACCAGGGGCGCTTTGGTGGTGGGATTCTGTTCAACGTAACAGTTGAGCGTGCGCTCAGAGTCCGCGTAGGGACTACGCGCCTCGTAGGCCTGCCCAACGAAGGGGATGTTTATTCTCATACGCCTGCCAAGAATCGAGCGATTGGGGTTGTACCTGTTTCAGCAAATCGCAATGTCGGCACCTTAGCGTTAGACTGCCGCAGTGCACGCCTGGCGTTCATTGCGTTGCGCACCAGTGCTGGTGAGGGCTCACGCAGTCCAGGGGCCAGCTCCTCAGCCAGTGACAACTCGATCGCCCTGCGATAGCCCTGTGCCAGGTCGACGTTGGTGCCGAGAGTAGCAAACTCGGTGAGCTGCGTCTCCACGATGATGTGGTACTCAGTTGCCGTGTTCTGCCAAGGCCAAAACCGCAGAGTGCCAGTGGGGTTGCCACCATCATAGTAACCAAAAATCGGTATCGTGCTGGCGGTGTCTTTCAGCAGAATTGAGTTGTACTGCTGTTCGTCGATCCAGCTAATGCCGTAGTCAATTGTAGAAATGCGCGCAAAGCTGCCAGGGGGTAAACGAATAGGGCGGGCCGTGTTGAACGTCTGACCTGGTCCGATGGTGAGCACCTGTCCCGACGTTGTTGCCGTAACATCAGTAGTCGTGTAAATAAAAAGGTTCTGAGTGTTCCATGAGTCGATCATGTTGTTCAGAACCGACAACCCAAAGGCCGCATCCTGGCCGTCGAGAGCCTCCCTGGCGTCCTTGTAGCCCAGGAAGGTGTAGGCCTTGTTAATAAGCTCGGTGGCCGTCGTCATGGCTTAGATGCTGAAACCGTAGACGCTAACGCATGCGCTGGTGTTACCCGCACCCAGAGCTGCCAAAGACACAGTGATTGCTGTGTTGACATCAGCTCCGCGCAGAGGAGGATCAAAGACATAGCTGCGTGGTGTGATCTGGCTGGTAGGGCTATTGGGTACCGAGATTGAATGTGTTGCGGTACCACCCAATAATCCGGTAATAGTTAATAGTACAGTACTACCAGCAGTTGCGCCACCACCACTAACATCGAACCCGGTCAAATATCCGACCTTACCGGCAGCGGCAGGGATTGCTGCGGCTGCTGCGGTATTGGCAACGTTGCCGCTCGAGTATGCGGTCACAGGACCATTTCCGACAAATGTCATCGTCGTGCCGTCGAAGGAGAACGGGCCTGCGCCGTCTCCGCGTGTGTACATTCCGCTTTGGTTAGCTACGAAACCTGCTGGTACTGACATGATGTTTCCTTAATGATTAAGCCGGAACAGGAAGAGTCCAGATCTTGGACTCGGTCGGCACGCTTTCGCGGCGGGGTGCGAGACGAAGAATGTTGTCGATCCGAACAGATTGTGGATCAAGGTATGCACCACCGTAGCCACCTGCTTCATGATTAATAGTGTAACGTCTCCAGGTTGCCCCTGAGTCGGTGTTCACGAATAGATAGAGCTGATTATTGTCTGGGGTTATCTCGGCATTTACCAAGTTGTGGTCGTCGGTGCTAGAAGCACAAATGATAATCTTACCGGCGTGGTAGCAAAGGCTTGGATTACCGCTGTGATTTACGCCGTCATTGGCCAGCAAGCGCTTGCGATCCCACTTGACCGTTGACGAATTCCACTTAGCCATCC